AAAGGAGGTGAAAAGGTGTGGAGGAAAACACAAAAATAACCCCCTCTGCTGAGCTTGTAGCGGAGCTCGTCAGAAGGGGTGATGCGGAACTGGATGCCCAAAAGTTCGCATACACAATAGAGGAATTTAGCGGATTATCATATCCTCGTGTAGTGCGAATGTCTTTTGAACTGCCCCACCTCGATTGGTGCAGATTCGAAAGGTCAGACCTTTATCGAAATCTAACTGCGTATCTTGAGGGATTGCAAAAGCAAGAAATCCGGATTCAGCAGCTAGTGGAGGAAGATTGAACGGCGGGGAAGTCGATTTAATCTCATCTCTGCTTATCATAGAACCGTTTTGCTTCCTGATTACTTCTTCGATAATGACCGGGAGCCTTACGCAGTCAATAGCATTTCCATTGCAGATGAGTTGTATCCTTGTGACAGAAATAGAAAGCTGAGAACGGTTTTCCAACGTGTATTGAACCTTCAGAACTTTTTTCTGACTGTGAAAATCACTAATTGCGGTATCACCAAACTGAACGCACAATCTTTTTCTGCGAATCAAGAAAAAGTACAAAAGGTTGACTAAGGAAATGACGAATCCCAGAATACCAGTTACACTGCCGATTGTTTTCAGCCAAGCAATTTCCATGAAAGACAGTTTCAACATTTTCTCACCTCCTCTCTGCTTCTATTCTAGCAGATTATGGAGGAAGAATCAAGTGAAGGAGGTGAGAGGGGTGGAAGAAAACCAGAAATCCCATGCGGTGGATGCGCTTTGTGAGGCTGCAACCTCACTTATGCGATTTCTATCTAATTCGGATGTGTGCAAAGTGACGTATGGCGTCCCTGAAGAGAACGCGCAATACGTGGTACAGATCAAAAAAACTTCGTTGAACGTCATTAACTGACTAAAGGAGCTTTAAGAAACACAGACAACCGTTAACGCATAAGATTGTAAGAAAGGCGGTGGCATTATGGCAAAAATCACAGCAGTAAGCTACGTTCGGCAGGGGGACAACATCGTACCACTGGACAGCTTGACGGATCAGGAAATGACACGTTTTCGGGGAGCCATGGGCAGCATATTCGCTGACATTGTCGGCGATTACATGCGTACCCACCCGGAAGAAGCAGAGGCTTATGCAAAATCACACCCAGACAGGGTGGAAATGGAGGAATCACAATGAAGAAAAGCACATACATAGCAGCCCTCCGGGATCTGATCATCGCCGCAGCCAGCGGTATCGTGGTGGGATCCTGGATGACGGGCATGACGCCGTTTATGGCGGCAATGGTGCTGGTAGTCGTAGCGGCGGTGCTGGACATCGCCGCAGAGATCAGACGGCAGCATGAGTCACTGGATCGGATGCAGCAGGAAGCACTGGCAGAGAGCCAGCGGGCGTGCGATTACTATGACGTTGAACTGAGACGCTGCCAGGAGTTTGACCGATATGGGCGACTGGATTAAGATCCCCCAGGTGGGAGTAGTACTGAATCCCCGGCAGAAACGCACGCAAAAGATGCTGGCGCTAGGACTGAGCATGTCTCAGGTCAGCCGCATGACTTCTACATCACAGGACGTAGTCGAAGATGATATCTGCACCATCCATGCTGCAGATTTTATGAATCAGAAATTGGGAGGAAAAATGAAAGATACGAGAATTAATAAGTGGTCTGACGATGACATTGCACAGCTGATTGCACTCCGTCAGACGGGTGCCACTAGCGAAGAGATCGCCGTGAAGCTCGGGCGCACAGAAGGTGCCGTGAATTTCAAGCTGCATGAGCTCCGCAAAAAAGGCGCCATGGTCGAGCCTGAGCCGTCAACGCAGGAGGCTGCACCACAGCATGCGGATGGCGACACCCACATCCCCCAGTGTGTACTGGATACGGTACGCAACGAGGTGGATCGGATCACATACCGGGTCACAATGATGCAAGCAGAACTGGAGAGGGCTACTGCTCAGAGGGACGAGCTACGGCACTGGCTGGAGGCACATGCGGAGGGCGAGAGATGACCGACACAGAGCTGATACGCTCCTTGCACCGGTTAAAGGTTGAGACAGGCAGTCTGGCATGCTGGGGCTGTGGACATGAACACAACTGCGGAATCCACGGCTGCGCTATCATCCGCCAGGCGGCGGAACGACTGGAGGAGCTAAGACAAGAAAAAGCCCTCAGACGGACTGAGGGCGAAGAAAAAGTTTACACACTTATAGTAACACGAAAGGACAAGAATGTCAATGGATAAGGAAAAGTATTTCGATGCCGGGCGCATCAAGGGGAAGTATCAGCTTGCGGTAGCAGCTGATACGGCAAAAGCACTCACTTATTTCTGTGAGCAGGAGCCAGAGTTTGAACAGGCTGTAGAGCAGTCCGGAAAGAGCTTTCAGGAGTGTCTGGACAGTGTGGTGAAGGGCATAAAGCAGAGTTGCTCCGATCTTGAGGTGTACAGCCGGGCGGTGAAGTTCTACTTCTCCACAGCAGAGGTGCATTTCAATATGTCCATCGATTTGTGCGGGGATAACGGTTACACTGCTCCGCCGATCACTGTAACAAAAAGCAGTCTCAGTGTTTCGCTGGATGACCTGCTTGACTTCTGAGGTGCGGTATGAAGAAAGAACGCAAGGAAGCGCTGATCGGATGCTTCCCGCCAGTCAGCGATGTGCAGCATCAGCAGATGAAGGGCAAAGGTGCCGCCAATTTTATCGTGCTCCTCACCTGGGGCAGGGAGCTGTTCGCCAGAGGATTTCACCGATATTCAAACGGTGAACTGGTTGAACGGCAGCGCTACGTTTTCGCCAAGGACGGAGCCGTTCGGTACGGCAGTGAAACGGGCACAAGGTGGACGGTCCGGTCAGAATTCAGAGAGCCGGTTTTCTGCTCACACTCGTACGGGTACACGTTCAACAACACGTACGCAGTCATCAATATAAAGGCAATCGACAAGTCGGATATGAGGTACAGCCAGTATCAGAAATACACAGGATCGCTGCTGATATCTTACCTGCATCTGTACTGCAAGCATCCGAATCTGGAGTACCTGATGAAGCAGGGGTTCGAGCTCATAGAAGAGTACTGTACCGGATACTGGGGCGGAGCCAGCAAGCTGCAGTTGTCAAGCCTCATCAACTGGAAAACCAACAACATGCTGAATATGCTCGGCATCAACCGGGAGGAGTTCAAGGTGCTCCGGGAAAGCCCGCACGTTTATGAGCGCTACATCGGGTGGCGGGATGAGTTCCCGAAGATGAAACCGGAAGATCTCATGCATCTGGCTGAAGTGTTCGGAAGCGAACACGGTACCTTGGCTCGTTTTGTGGAATGCACCAAGCTTACTCCACAGCGCATTGCCCGGTATCTGTCCGAGAATCAGGTGTGTACCAAGGATTACAGCGACTATCTTCAGCAGTGCGTAAAACTGAATTACGATCTGCACGATACGGCAATATCCATGCCCCACGACTTCAGCGCAATGCATGAACGGCTGTCAGCGATTATACAGTACCAGCACAACGAGAGGGTCAAGCAGGAATTTACGGCGCATATGGCAGACAGATCGGTGCTTGAATTTACACTTGAGGACCTTATGATCATACAGCCGAAATGCATTGAAGATATCGCTGCAGAGGGCGCAGCGCTGAATCACTGTGTAGGCGGATATGCGGAACGCCATGCACATGGGAAACTCCACATACTTTTCATCAGGACAGTGGACAAGCCGGACGTGCCGTATTACACGATGGAGGTCAGCACAGCCGGAGAAATCGTGCAGGTCAGAGGATCGCATAACCGGGCTCCGGGCAAAGCCGTATCCCGGCTTGTGGAAGCATACAGGGCGTACTTAGCCATGATTTTTAAGAAGGAGAGAAAAACGGCATGAATGAAAAGCCCACACGTTGTGTAGACCCAGTTATCAAGTATTGTCAGGAATGTCGGTTCGGCTGGGTAAAATATCCCGACTGGGTCGAAACCCCCGATGATCTGTATGGCTGCAGCTTTGAATATGGCTGTACTTTGGGGTTTGACAAGGGACGCCCAGAGGACGAGCCTACAGAAGAAGAATTAAAAGAGTTTGAGAAATGGAGTGAAAGGAGATAAAAACAGCATGATAGCACCTGAAATGAAAACACCGCCGGCAGATACTGCATCGGCGGTCACCAGCAAGTACACGGAGGCGTACAACCTCAACGTCCGCATCTGCATCAATGCGCAGATGGCGCAGCAGAACCTCTACGAAGTCTGCAAGGGACTGAAAGAAATGCGTGACGGGAAACTCTATAAGGAGCTGGGGTATCAGAATTTTGCAGATTACTGTGAGAATGAAGTGGGATTTACACGGATGCAAGCTCATCGGCTAATTTCAATTGCGGAGAAACTCCCCGGAGATTTTGTAACATCGATGTTACAAATCGGGACAACTAAGCTTTCGCTTCTCGGTCAACTTTCTGAAGACGACCGAGCTGAAATCACCCAGTCTACAAACCTGGAGAGTGTTTCGGTTAAAGAACTGGAACGCCAGATCAAGGAGCTTAAAATCAAGGCTGACAAAGCTGATATGCTCAGCGGAAGACTTGACGATATGAATAAGAACTGCGGCAGGATATCAAAACAGAGGGACGAGGCGGAACTTCGCATACGTCATCTGGAAGCCGAGATCAAGGAGCTGGAATCCCGCCCTATTGAGGTCGCTGTGCCGGATGCTTCCCATGAGGTGGAAAATATGCGGGACGCTATGCGACGCCTGAACCGTGAGCATGATGAGTGGTCTGCCAGGATTCAGGACGAGCACTTCAAGGACGTGCAGCGCATCCACAAGGAGTATCGTGAGAAGATGGACCAGCTCCGTGCGGAGTATGAGGAGAAGCTTGCGGATTCACAGCAGGGGGATGCGCCGGAGCCGGGCGGCAAGGAGATCTTCAAGGCGTACCTGGCAAATGCCATCGATGCCGCAAAGCGCCTGACAGGGTTCCTGGCGGCGCATCCGGACGATACCTGCCGTGCACAGGCGGTCAGATTTTTTGAAGCAGCAATGAAGGAGGTACAGGCATGAAACTTTTTGAAATTTCCAACGACTTTGAGGAACTGTTCAATCAGCTGGAATCCTTTGAGGAAATCGAGAATCCGGAGGAACGGGAGCTTGCCACCGGTGCGTGGTTTGACACCCTGGATGGCATGGAATCCGAGTTTGACCGGAAGGCTGAAAACGTGGCCCAGTACATCAAGGAGCTGCGGGCTGAATCGGACGCCATCCGGGAGGAGGAGAAGGTGCTTGCCGCACGGCGAAAATCCAAGGAGAAGCGCTCTGAGAGCCTGACAGCTTATCTTATGAACTGCATGGAGCAGATCCACCGGGACAAGATCGAGACGGCACGCTGCAAGCTGTCGATCCGCAGAAATGCCCCGTCGCTTAAAATTGCGGATGAATCCGCTTTTATTAATATGCTTCAGGGCAAAAACAGGGACGATCTGCTTAAATATGCGCTTCCCGAAATAAAGAAGTCTGAAGTAAAGAAGCTCATCAAAGCAGGCGAAGAGTTTCCCGGAGCGGCTCTTGAAAGTTCAAAGTCGCTTATTATTAAGTAAGGAGGACAACACAATGGGCTTACCCATTTTGATTCTTGGATATTCCGGAAGCGGCAAATCCGCATCCATGCGGAATTTCGGTGCAGATGAAATCGCCATGGTGAATGTCAACGGCAAGGCGCTTCCGTTCAGAACGCAGTTCCGGCAGGTTCTCTGCTCCGATCAGTATCCTGAAATTGATCGCTTTCTGCGTAGTGTGACGGCAAAAGTGATTGTCATCGATGATTGCCAGTATCTCATGGCAAATGAGTTCATGCGCCGTGCGAAGGAAAAGAGCTATGACAAATTCACGGAAATCGGGCAGAGCTTCTGGACGCTGGTACATTCGGTTTTCACGCTGCCACAGGATGTGACCGTTTATTTTCTCAGCCACATCGACACGGACGAAAACGGGCGGCAGAAGGCCAAGACCATCGGAAAGCTGCTGGATGAGAAGATCACCGTTGAGGGCATGTTTACAACGGTGCTGAAAACTGTGGTACAGGACGGGCAGTATCTCTTCGCCACCCAGACGGACGGGCGGGATACCTGCAAATCTCCAATGGGGTTGTTCCCGTCCATGTATATCGACAACGATCTGAAAGCCGTGGACAGGGCAATCCGGGAGTATTACAGTCTGATGCCGGAAGTCATCTGTGCGGACTGCGGCAAGGCTGTCCGTGCGGTAAAGAATAAAACTGCCGCTGACATCGCAGCCGGCACGCAGAAAACCTATGGCAAAAAGCTTTGCTGGGAATGTGCCTGCAAGGCCATGAAGCAGAGAAAGGAGCAGACGAATGCCAACGCTCAGACCGTACCAGACGGAACTGGTGCAGCAGGTCAGTCAGTCGTGGCGGGCAGGGCATAAGGCGCCCTGCATCGTCCTTCCCTGCGGCGGCGGCAAATCAGTTATTGTGGCGGAGATGGCAAAGCGGACAACCCAGAACGGGAAGCGTGTGCTGTTCATTGTCCACCGTAAGGAACTGTGTGAGCAGATTGAGCGCACGTTCCGGTGGTGGGGCGTCAATATGCGGCTATGCCAGATTATGATGGTACAGACCGCATGCAGGCGGATCAGCAAGCTGCCAAGCCCCAGCCTGATTATCACGGATGAAAACCATCACAGCAAGGCGGCAAGCTACCGCAGGATCTATGACGCATATCCCTCCACCTGCCGGGTTGGCGTGACTGCCACGCCCATACGCCTGGACGGCTCCGGGCTGGTTGATGTGAACGATGATCTGATTATCGGAGTATCTGCAAAGTGGCTGATTGAACATCACTGTTTAGCCCCGTATGACTATTATGCACCGGATATTGCGGATCTGTCAACGGTCAAGGTCAGACGGGGCGAATTTGACGCAAGAGAAGCGGAAAAGGTCATGCTGGAGCGAAAGGTGTACGGGGATGTGATCAGTTACTACGGCAAGCTGGCAAAGGGTATGCAGGCAGTATGCTACTGCACGACCGTGCATCATTCCCAGGCCATGGCGACGCAGTTCCGGGCGGCTGGTATTGACGCCGCCCACATCGACGGGGCAATGAGCAGGCAGGAACGGGAGAAAATCGTGGAGCAGTTCCGATGCGGAGCGATTGACATTCTCTGCAACGTTGACCTGATATCCGAGGGCTTTGATGTTCCGGACTGCGGCTGTGTAATCATGCTGCGACCTACGCAGAGCCTGACCCTGTTTATCCAGCAGTCTATGCGGTGCATGCGGTATCGGCCCGGCAAGCGTGCTGTGATCCTGGATCATGTGGGCAACTATGCCAGACACGGCATGCCGGACGATGACCGGGAATGGTCGCTGAAGGGCAGACCGAAGCACAAAGGGAATGCAGCTTTGCCGATAGAAGCAGATGAATTTATCACCTGTCAGAATTGCTATGCGGTGTATCTGAAAACGCTGGAGGCATGCCCACAGTGCGGTGCAATGCCGGAAAAGCAGCAGCGCAGGGAGATTGAGCAGAGCAAGCAAACGGAGCTGACCAAGATCACGGGATTCACCATCAACACCAAAACACCGGATGAGTGCCGCACGATGGAGGAGCTTCAGACCTATGCAAGGGAGCACGGCTATAAAATCGGGTGGGCTTATTATCAGATGGAGGGAAGGAGGAAGCAGCATCACAGAGCATGAGATTCAGAACCGCATCCGGGCGGCTCTGGCACCGTACTGTGTAATTTTTCGTGCCAATGTGGGAAAGGGGTACACACTGGACGGCAGGTATTTCTCCACAGGCTTGCCTGTGGGGTTCTCTGACCTGTTCGGATTCCGGAGGTCCGATGGCAGAGCGGTATTTATTGAGGTAAAGGCGGAGCACGGGCGTGCATCCGAGAAGCAGCTGCATTTTCTGGATACCGTGCGGCAGGCCGGCGCAATCGCCGGAATCGCACGGTCCCCGGAGGAAGCAATCCAAATCATTCAGGAGGTTTAATATGGCTTTTGGTACAAATTACAGTGCGGCACAGGACTACAGTCTGATCCCGCAGGGAGAATATGAGTGCATGATCGCAAACGCAGGGGTCTCTGAGACGAAAAGCGGAGCACGCAAGGTGTCCATTCACCTGGTGATCCGGAATGATGTTCAGCAGCAGTGCGTGAATCGCTATCTGTTTCTGGATATCTGGCGGAAAAAGGAACCCAATGAGAATGACGCACAGGTGGAGGGCTTCAACTTTGCGCAGTTGATGAACGTGGCGAGAGCTGCACGGATTCCAGACGGCACCAGCTTTGAAACACTGGAGCAGTTTTTAAAGGCGCTCATGGGGCGCTGCATCCGGGCGACGGTTTCTCACCGTGAGTGGGACGGAAAGGTGATGGAATCTGTTGACCAGCTGCGGGGTATTCAGGAAACCAGGTTCCCGGAGTGCCGGCACAAGCAGAAGACAGCAGCCCAGTCACCTGCATACGATACCCATACTGTACCGCAGCGTTCTGCTGCTCCTGCGGCAGCTCCCGCTCCGCAGAATATCGGCAATCTGAGCGACTTTGAAGAAATTCTCGGCAGCGACGGCGACATCCCGTTTTAACCAGAGAGGAGCCATTACATGTATGAACTGATCCCGGACGAAATGAAGCGGCTTGACAGGTGGGTTTGCTGGCGGGCGGTGCCGGATCCGAAATCGCACTCAGGAATCTCCAAGCAGCCGGTAAACCCACGCACCGGGGGCATGGCGCAAAGCAACAACCCCCTAACCTGGGCGGACTTCAACACGGCTGTTGCGGCATCCCTGGACTATGCAGGCATCGGCTTTATGTTCAGTGGTTCTGGGTACGTTGCCATTGACATTGACGATCGCCCCGGTGAGCTGGAATCCTTTCAGCGGGGTGACTGCGACAACATTTTCAGTCAGATGAACAACGCTTTCCGGACCTATGCAGAGTATTCCCAGTCCGGAAACGGCGTGCATTTTATCGGGCGTGGCACACTGCCGGATAAGGATTTCAACAATCACGACATGGGTGTTGAAATGTACACCGGTGCACGCTTTTTCGTAATGACCGGCAAGATCTGCACGGAATATGCGGACATCACGGACATTACAGAGCCCGTCAAGCCATTCTATGAAAAATATAAGACGAAACCCAAGACACAGGACAAGCCGGCTGCTACACCGCCGGCTTGCGCCTGCTCCATGTCCGCCAGGGAAATCATCGACAAGGCAGCTTCGTCCCGTCAGGGTGCGAAATTCTCCACACTTTTTTCCGGCGATACCACCGATTACACTTCGCCGTCAGAGGCGGACATGGCATTCTGCAACATGCTTGCGTTCTGGACCGGCGGAGATACAGCGCTGATGGATGAGATCTTCCGCGGCTCCGGCCTGATGCGGGAAAAGTGGGACCGGAAGCAATCCGGCACTACATACGGCGCCATTACCTTGCAGAAAGCCATTGACGGCATGTCCTCCGCATACAGCAGCTCCGGAGAGCACAGCGCAAGCAGCTACGCCGTCAGCATACGCAGGACCACCACGCAGGCTGCGCCACGTGTTTCCGGGAAAATGTACCGCTTCGATGATACAGGCAACGCAGAGCGCCTGCATGACGCATTCGGGGATAACATGCGATACAGCTATGTGGAAAAGAAGTGGCTCTATTACCATGAAGGAAAGTGGTTTTATGACAACATCGGTTATCACCGTGTACTGGCGGATGCCGCAACGGAATTGCAGGAAAAGGAACGCACCATGTATGAGGAGAACGATGACATGAAGAAGGCGTTTGAACGGCATCTGAAAAAATCCCGCAGCTTCTCCGGGAAAACCAATATGCTGCGGGAAGCAGAGCACTATGCGCCCATTCTGCCCCAGAACATGGACCGGAATCGCAACGTTATCGGCGCCAAGAACGGCATTGTCGATCTGAAAACCGGACAGCTGCTGCCACATGACAGGGAAGCATACATCACCAAGCAAACTGCCGTAGCATACAATCCGGATGCGCCTGCACCGTTGCAGTGGCTGAAATTCCTCAACGATATTTTCGATGCGGATCCGTACATGCTGGATTACATCCAGAAGTGCGTCGGCTATTCCCTTACCGGCTCCACAGCGGAGCAGTGTGCATTCTTTCTGCTCGGCACAGGCAGGAACGGCAAATCCACCTTTCTGGAGATCGTGCGGGGCATCCTGGGGGACTATGCGACAAACATCCAGCCCCAGACCATCATGATCAACCCGAAGTCCGGCAACGCCCCTACCAGCGACATAGCCCGGCTGAAGGGTGCACGGCTGGTCACCAGCGTAGAGCCCAACGAGGGCATGCGCCTGGACGAGGGGCTGCTGAAGCAACTGACCGGCGATGATGTTGTAACCGCCCGGAAGATGTTCAGCGAGGAATTTGAGTTCAAGCCCGAGTTCAAGCTGTGGATGGCGACCAATCATAAGCCGACCATCCGGGGGACGGACACGGGCATCTGGCGGCGGATCCACCTGATTCCCTTCAATGTGCAGATTCCACTGGACAAGGTTGACCGGAAATTGAAGTACAAGCTGGTCAAGGAGGCGGAGAGCATCCTGAAGTGGGCGGTGGACGGCTGTCTGCGCTGGCAGGCGGACGGACTGGCCATGCCCAAGAAGGTTCTGGACGCTGTACAGGAGTATCGGCACGAGATGGACGTGATCTCCGCATTCCTGGACGCCTGCTGCATGCAGGGGGAGGGAGAGGTGAAGGCGTCCCAGCTGTATGCCGTCTATGCCAGATGGGCCAGCGAAAACAATGAGTACAAGATGAGCAGCACCAAGTTCGGGACGGAAATGGCAAAGAAGATCGGACGGAAGAAGACCCGTGACGGGTGGGTATATACGGATGTTCGGTTGGGCAACGGCGAGTTTCAAGTATAAAGTGTGACGGGTTGTGACGGGTTGACGGGTTTTTTCTATTCTATCATATGAAAATTTCAGAAGAAAAATTATATATAGTATATAGAAAACCCTGCAAACCCGTCACAACCCGTCACCGGAGGAGGGCGTATGAATACGAAAATGAATCTGAGTGACCCGGATACCTTTGCCCGGCTGGAGCGGCAGGCGTTTCACGGTACGGTTGATGTTTCCGGAATGCCGCCGGCGGCGTACAAGTACTTCTCGGAGCTTGCCGCTGTGTACCGGGCATACCGGTTTGAGGGGCTTCCGAAGGAAGAAGCCGTCAGGCACAAGGACAAGCTGCTGAAGGATTACCATGCCAGCGTGCAGGAATCCCGGCGGATCAGGGAGATGTATTCGGCGTATCAGGATGCGATCCGGAGAGCCGGAACGCTGACAAGTGAGATTGAGAAATCCCACTCTGTGGATGAGATTGCGGACAAGGCCTGCATGGTGATCGCCTTGCTGATCGGCGACAGCAGCTTTTACGCAAGGCAATGCAGAAAACTGAAGGAGGCACAATCATGCGGAGTTTAAAGCGACTGATGAAGTCAGACCGGGAGGTCAGAGAGATCTGCAAGCGAGAAACCGATGCGTACCTTCGGGAGAACTACGAGCGGATCGCCAAACAGGAGGCTTACCGGGCTCTTGCAGTGGCATTCGTTGTCCTGCACCGGTACTTCGGGTTCGGCGGCAGGCGGTTGAGCCAGCTGAAGGAACACATCGAATCCGAGTTTGTCATGATGAAAACCGGGATCTTCGGCAGAAAGTACGATGCAGACGACTGCACAAAGTTCTTGAAAGACCGGTACGGCATTGATTTTTCAGAGTCAGCCTACAAGGCGGAGGGGTGGGATAAGCTATGAACACAAACGCAGTTGACAACACCTGTGTATGCTGCGGCGAGATCATCCCAGAGGGGCGGCAGGTGTGCCCCCGGTGCGAGAAGGAGGGTTCTGTATGACTGACAAGCAGGAGGCTGCCATCGGGCAGATCGTAAGACACTACACCTACGACCAGCAGCGTGATGTGGCTGTGGAGGAATGCGCCGAATTTATCCAGGCGGTTTGCAAGTGCAAACGGGGCAAGAAGGGAGCATTCGAGAACCTCAAGGAGGAGGTCGCCGACGTTCTGATCATGGCTGAACAGATGCGGCAGTACATCGGTGCAGAGTCAGTGGATCAAATCATAAACCAGAAGCTCAAGCGGCAGCTGGACAGAATCATGACGGAAGGGAGGACGAAAACATGACCTACCGGGTATGGCGGATCCGGAACCGGATCACCGGAAGATATCTTGCGCTGTGCCGTGCAGACGGCTCACTGGATTACATAGCGTTTCTGACCAAACAGATGGCGCAGGTGTATATGGCGGATAAGGGGTTAAACTCGTTTGTATTTGCGGCGGAATGCTGTTACACATCACCAGAGCAACCCTGCGGCGCTCTGTGCGGTGTTTAGGTGCTTCATAGTATTATAATTTCATGGGTAAAAATAAAACGCCGTACAGGCGGCTTAAAATTGAAATAGGAGGCTTTGTAAATGCGTGAAATTTTGTTTAGGGGGCAGATGCGGAAAAAAGGTGAAAAGGTTCGATTGGATGGTCACCCCGTGGACGGCATCTGGGTTTTCGGCGGCGTGTCGCAGTTTAACGGTGGTGAGAGGGCGATTATTTATCAAACTGAACCACGTATTGAAAAATTTCCAGTGCATGGAGATACAGTTGGGCAGTATACCGGGTTGACTGACAAAAACGGCAGAAAGATTTTCGAGGGTGATATCGTCAACCTCAAAGGAAACCCAGCCTATCCAAGCTGGAGATTTGTTGACTACAACGCTTTGGTTGTGTATAGTGACGGCGCATTTAGTGTGATTGATGGGACAGAAGAAAATCACGGATTAAGGAGGTACAACTTCACGAGGGCTGAACTGGATGTTGAAGTAATCGGCAACATTCACGACAACCCCGAGCTGCTGAAAGGAGTGAATGAATAATGTTTTTCGTAGGATTTGTTCTCGGAGGCATTCTTGGTGTGCTGCTTATGGCGCTGATTGCCGGCGGCAACAAAGGAGATGACTGAATGACACCGGAGCAGATGGAGACGAGCGCCTGGCTCAACCGGGCATTTTACAAAGACAAGAAGGTGCGGGCGCTCAGATCGCTCCTGGAGCGTGACAGAGCCCGTGCGCAAGGGTTGACAGTAAACTATGGGGGTGTGGGCAAGGGTCGCTCAGACAGCCGGGAACACGGCGTAGAGGCTGCCATGCAGATCTGCGCAGAAACATCGGAGGCATACGACAAAGCACTGTGTGAGTATAACGCCATGCGCCGGGAGGTGTCACAGGTCATCAACGGCATGCGTGACGATGAGCTGGAGGCTATATTCATCTATCGTTATCTGGACGGTCTGTCGATGGAGGAAATTGCAGAACGGATGCATTATGATTCACGGACGATTTTGCGCAAGCATAAGATTGGATTGGACAAGTTGTCACTTGTTGTCACCCAATGTCATTGCATGTCACCTTAACTCTGTGATATCATGTATACTAGAAAAAGCAACGGAGGAGCCGACAGGACGCTTTTTCCGCCGGGTGCCCCACACCAGCCCGGCGTTTCTTTCCTCCGTCCGCCCGCTGGGCGTGAGAATCGACATTATCCATTATTTGTCCTCCTTTTGATGTCCGGGCAATCGCCCGGGCAGAATACTCAGCGCTCCGTATGGGGCGCTTTTCTTATACACTGAAAGGGTGGTGAACGTTGAATGAAGGTAATCTGATTCCGCTGAATGCCAGATCAAAGAGTGAACAAAGAGCGATCCAGTCGAAGGGCGGGAAGGCTTCCGGCGTGTCCAGAAGCTTTAAAAGCTCCTTGAAACGCAAACTGAAAGACAACCCCAGCCTGATCGATGACGTCATTGACGTTTTGATCCAAGAGGCGGTTGATGGGAAAAATCTCAAGGCGGCAGATATGCTGATTGATCTGCTGGGGGAATCTGTGCAGCGTGAAACGGTTGCGTTGAAGCGCAAGGAGCTCCGCCTGAAGGAGGCTGCACAGAAGGATAAATCCGAAACAGATACAGAAACGCCGATGCTTTACCAGGCATTGGAGGAGGCTGACGAATGACGTTTTCTAAGCTGTCACAAAAGCAAAAAATAGTGTTCAAGTGGTGCTACGGTGACAAATACAAAGCCATCATCTGTGACGGTGCTGTCCGAAGCGGCAAAACCATCTGCATGGTCACGTCCTTCATCCTGTGGGCAATGCGCAGGTTTGATGGTGCAACGTTCGGCATTTGCGGCAAGACGGTCCGTAGCGCCGAGCGGAACATCATCATGCCGCTGCAAGCGATTGCTGATATTACATCACGGTTCAAGCTGACGTATAACCGTTCTGTCAGCCTGCTGACTGTTTCCGGGATGGGGAAAACCAACTGTTTCTACGTGTTTGGCGGCAAGGATGAATCCTCCTACACATTGGTTCAAGGCATCACGCTGAGTGGTGTCTTTTTTGATGAGGTAGCGTTGATGCCCCGTTCCTTCGTAGAGCAGGCAATCACCCGTACCCTGTCGGTGCTTGGCGCAAAGCTGTGGTTCAACTGCAACCCGGACAATCAGTTCCATTGGTTCTACCAGGAATGGATCTGTAAAGCAGAGCAGAGAAATGCATTGCACTTGCATTTTCTGATGCAGGACAATCCGATCCTTACACCGGAGCAGCTGAGTGCCGCAGAGCAATGCTTTACAGGTGTGTTTCATGACAGGTACATCAAGGGTTTGTGGGTCAGCGCAGAGGGTGTAATCTACAAGCAGTTTGCGGATGATTCTACGCCATTTCTGCTGACGGATGCGCCGGATGATATCATGTTCTGCAACATCGGCTTTGACTTCGGCGGCAATGGATCCGCCCATGCTGGCATCTGCACCGGGTTCAGCCGGGGTTTGCAGCGTGTAGTTGTGTTGGAGGAATACTACCGGCGCCAGGTGATAGCTCCAACAACCTTGTATGCTGATATTGTGGATTTTATCTGCACTTGCCAACGGCGGTACAACGTGCATGACATTTACTTCGACAGCGCAGAAACTACGCTCATTATGGGAATTCGCACAGAGATTGCGAAAAGACGCATTCCGATCAGCGTTCACAATGCAAGAAAGTCAGAGATTCTAAGCCGGATCCGGTTTACCAATCAGATCATGGCGCAGAACCGTTTTTTCATTTTGAGCCATTGTAAAAAGCTGATTGAAGCCTTGCAGACAGCTGTGTGGGATATGAAGAAACAGTCTGACGTGCGACTGGACGACGGCAATTACAACATCGACAGCCTGGACGCATTTGAGTACAGCGTAGAAAAATACATTCCGCAGATCATACGATCCGGACAGATTGGAGGATAGACCAGTGGATATTATCACATCATGCAAGCAGGCTTTCCCGGACATTCGTGTCCCGGATGCTGCACACTATTACAGCGAACACATAGCGGTCTGGAAGGATATTTTCGAGAACAATCCGCCCTGGAAGTCGGTGCGGCGCTCCGGTCTTTACAACCGGGGAAACCGTCCGTTGAAGCGGCTGAACACGGCAAAATGCCTGTGTGACGAGTTTGCAGCGCTGACATTTTCCGAGCAGTGTAACATCACCATTGACGATGCACAGTATCAGCAGTATGTCCTTGACGTGTTGGAAAACAACAGCTTCTGGGACAGCATGCCGGATTTGATTGCTTCCGCATATGCGTTTGGCGGTGCCGCTGTGAAGGTGTATGCCAATGACCGGCTGCCGGTGTTGGACTATATTCGCACAGACCGGTTTGTTCCCACAGAATGGATGGGCAAACGCGTCCGGGGCGGGATCTTCCAGTCCACTCAGTGCAACAGCGACAAGATCTACACCCTTTGCGAGCGGTATGCCGCCAATGGACAGGTGTATAACAAACTATTCCGGTCCGATTCCGCCAATGATCTGGGAACGGAATGCCAGCTCTCGGAGCTTGACATCAAGGCGCAGCCAAAGACAGACTACGGCGCAGGCGTTCCCATGTTCGGGTACTTCAAGCCCTCTATCAGCTCCAACGTGGAGTATGAAATCCCACTTGGCATGAGCATTTATGCCAACGCTATGGACACACTGGCGGCGCTGGACGTGGCATTCGACAGCTTCTACCGGGAATTCATTCTCGGCAAGAAGCGTATCATTGTGCCGTCAGCAGCGGTGCAGACGGTCACAGACCCGGACTCCGGGCAGCTTGTCCGGTACTTCGATGCAGACGATGAAGTGTTCACCGCTCTCTCTGCGGAGGAGGGAGACGCCTTGAAGGTAACGGACAACACCATGGAGTTGCGGGTGGATGAGCACGTCAGGGCAATCAACGCTCTGCTGAATATCCTGTGCTTTCAGACAGGACTGTCCGCCGGAGCATTGTCCTTCGATGCGGTACAGGGGCTGAAGACCGCAACGGAGGTCATTTCCCAGGACAGTAAAACAGCACGCACCATCAAGTGCAACAAAAATATGCTGACGGAGATGCTGGAGGACGTGATCCACGCCATTGTGGCGCTAGGGGTATGGCTGCATCAGCTCCCCAGGAGGGCATACACAGTCACTGTTGGCTGGCAGGACAATGTTGTGATCGATGACAATACGCTGATTGACAACAACATCAAACTGGTGCAGGCCGGCTTGAAATCCAAGGTATCCGCCATTATGGAGGTGCTCAAGTGCGATGAGGATACAGCCCGGCAGGAGCTTGAGCGGATTGCATCCGAGCAGTCGGTATCCGGGCTGTCTGTGGATGATCTGATGGGCGGTGGTGAGGATGACCAGGCTTGAGCTGATGCAGCTGAGCCAGGGGTTGTCTGATCTGTATACGGGGCTGGAGACGGATCTACTTGCGAATATTGCAGCCTTTCTGACCGCAGAACAGGCGGACATGCCATCTGCTCAGTGGAAGATACAGATGCTTGCGCAGCTGGGAGCACTGGATCGTAAAAACCTGCGGACGATTACCCAGTATGTGAAGAACGTACCCCGGATGCTGCAGGACACCCTGCAAGCCGGTGTGCTCAGCGCCTTGGAGGATCTGGAGCCGGGATTCCGGCAAATGGTGCTGGACGGCATCCTGCAAGGCACGGACACACCGGTTGAGGACACGATGGCACGGGCGCTGAAAGCCTACGCCAAGCAGGCCAGAAAGTCTATGAACATGGTGAACACCGTCATGCGGTACAAGGCCAGGGACGCAGCGCATAAAGCCATCAATGACACGGCAGAGCTGGCGGATAAGCAGGAGTTTCTGAATGTGCTGAACAAGGCGACGGGCAAGACAGTATCCGGCATAGAAAGCCGGCAGGCGGCAATGCGGCAGTGCATCAAGGAAATGACCGACAAGGGGATCCCCGCATTTGTGGACAAGCGTGGCAGGGAGTGGAGCCCGGAGGCATACGTGAACATGGCAATCCGCACCACAGCGGCGAACACTGCCCAGCAGGCGCAGTTTGACCGCATGGATGACTACGGTCTGAATCTGGTGGAGGTGAGCAGCCATAGCGGCGCCCGCCCAAAATGCGCGAAGGATCAGGGCAAGATCTTCAACCGCTCCGGCGGCGGCGGATACACCACCGATCTGCACGGCAGGAAGATCCGCTACTATGCCTGGTCAGAAAGCTCCTACGGAGAGCCGGACGGGATCCTTGGGATCAACTGCGGGCATCAGATCTATCCGTTCACGCCTGGCGTATCCTATCAGACATACTTCCCGGAGCCGGAGGAGGAAAACGCCGAAGCGTACAAGAAATCTCAACAGCAGCGGGAACTGGAGCGCCGGGTGCGCAAATCCAAGCGGGAGTGCATGATGCTGGAGACTGCCGGAGATCCGGAGGGAGCCAGGCAGGCACAGCAACTGCTGAAACAGCGACAGGATGCGCTGCGGCAGTTCTGCGGCGACAACGGTCTGCGGTATAAGCCGGATCGGACGGCTGTGGCGGATTACAAGAAATCCGTTGCCGGGTATGTGCCGCCGGATCAGACGGAACGGATCCGGAAGTTGAATGGCTTGGATGTTGACAAAACCGGCGGAAGTGGTATAATAAAGACGAGGAGTGGTAATATGTCTCTTGAATATCAGCGATATGGAAGAAATAAATCCACCCTTGTCAACAAGACGTATATCGATGGTGGGGAATATCGCAGAAAGTTTAATAATGCAACTGATAATCCGGATGTCAACAAATCGCTTTACAACTGCTCGAAAGAAGCGTTAAAGCATCGCAGTGGAACCGTTTACGAGGATATGTACTGGCTAGACAGTAAAAGCGGTAATGTCTTATTGTCCATTACTGATAGCACGGATGAGAGAGCTATCGTCTATACCGAGAAAATTAAGCGGGCAATTTCCGGACGCAGTGATATTATTACAATTCACACGCACCCCAGTAGCATGCCGCCTAGTATTTCCGACTTGAACTCTTGTTGTAGGAACCAGTACAAAATGGGGTTTGTTGCTTGTCATGATGGTCGTTTGTTTTCATATTCGTCAAACGAGATAATTAACGAACGTATATACAGTGCCTATATCGAGCGGTTTTTAAAGGATGGATACGATGAATTTGATGCTCAGCTAAAAGCGCTTGAAAAGCTTTCGCAAAACTTTGATATAAAAGTGCAGGAGGTGTTTGATCATGAATGAAAAAAAGTATTTCATTGATGACAGGGTGATTATCCCAGATGACATTCGAAACATGACGAAAGAAGAACTACAACTTGAAATTTCCAGACTTGAAGCAGAAGCAGCTACGGCAAAGAAAAGACTTCTTGAAAGTAAAAAAACACAAAACGTAAACCGCCTTGCTTAAAGGCGGTTTTCTTTTCCCCAATAAAAACAGCGTTTTGCATTCGTGCAAGGCGCTATTTTTATGCCCAAAAGCGGACTTAAGGCGTAAAACTGCGGTCGCTAATTTATAGCCGACGGGCTTTAAACGGAGGTAAAACCATGGCAGAACCCACCACACAGGCAGCACAGACTGCTACCGAACCCACCACACCGGAGCCTGCCGGGGCGAATACCGGCGGAGGTGATCCCACATCTGCCCCTGGCGCTGCACAGGCACAGGAGCCTGCCGCAAAGCCTGACGCACCCACCCCGGAGGAGCTGGCGGCATTTCGCAAGTGGCAGGAATCCCAGAGATCGGACGCAGAGAAGCAGGCCGCTGCCATCAGCAAGGCGGAAAAGGCACGGCTTGCCGCAGAAGCAAAGGCGGCTGCGGCCGAGCTGAAGTTGTCCGCACTGTCCAAGGGCGTTGCAGCAGAAGCGCTGGATGACGTGATCGCACTGGCACGCACCAAGATCTCCGATTCCGTCACCGCAGAGCAGGCGATCGAATCCATCGTGCAGAAGTATCCCCAGTTCGGGTCTGGCGTGACCACTGGAGTGCACACCGGTAGCGGCGGCACAGACAATCTTTCCGGCGTGGAAGCGGCATTCTACGCAAAAAATCCAGATCTGAAAATCAAGTAACAGGAGGTAAGCTTATATGGCACATGAACAGCAGGAGCGCTATTCTTCCCTGGTCCTGGCGAAAATCCGCAAGGAGAACAAACTGAAGAACGGCGTGGTATTCAACACAGACTACGAGGGCAGCCCCAAGGCAGGCTCCGTCAAGATCCCGGTACGGGACACAGAGGTGCAGGTGTCCGACTATGACAAGGCGAACGGCATCACAGCCGGCACCGGCAGCACTACTTATGAAACATTCACCATCAATAAGGATAAGGCGGTCAACGAGATCATTGACGGCTTTGACGCCCAGACGGTGCCGGACAATCTGGTGGCTGACCGCCTGGACAGCGCAGGCTATGCCCTGGCACGGCAGGAGGATGTGGACGGTGCAACCGTACTGCTTGCCGGTGCCACCAGCGTTGGGGTGGGCGCACTCAGCAAGGCAAACATCTACGCATCCATTGTGGATATCCGCACCCAGATGTCTAAGCAGAATATCCCGGACGATGGTAAGCGGTATCTGCTGGTCACCCCGGACACCTTCGCCATGATCCTGACCTGCGATGAGTTCATCAAGGCATCCAGCCTGGGCGACGCAGTGGTGCAGAGCGGCGTTGTGGGCAAGATCGCCGGGTACAACGTGATCGAGTGGAACGATGACACTGCCGGCCTTGCCATGATTGCCGGGCATCCCAGATTTGCGACCCGTGCGGAGGAATTCTCCGTTCCGGTACACATCCAGGATCTGAGCGGTTCCGGCAAGTATGTGGGCGCATCCGCCGTACAGGGACGTATGGTCTACGGTCATAAGGTGCTGCGCAGCGTTGCCATCCGGGCAGTATACGCACCCGGCAGCGTAGCGGTTACCGTTGCTGCAGGGACTTCCGCTGCAGGCGACACCAAGATCACCGTTACCGCATCCGACAGCAACACCCTGGCGTACAAGCTGAATCCTGCATCTCGGGTGGCATACGGCACGGCTTCTTCCGCCTATGCAGGCACGGCGCTGACCTCCGGTACCGCAAAGGTGGTAAGCGGCTGTAAGGCAGGAGACGTGATTGAGGTCGCAGAGTTCAACAGCAATGGCTGTGTCAAGGTGGGCTATGTGACCCTGACAGCGGCAGACATCAAGGCGTAAGCTATGGTGGATCCGGCATACTACAAGGACAACTGGCACGGCAGCTTTGACGGCTCTGAGGAGGAACTGCGGATCCTCCTCAGCCGTGCTGCTGACGCTGTGAACATTGCCATTACCATGAGCGGCTATACGGTGCATACTGTGCCGGATATGGTCGCAGAGAACGTGAAAAAGGCCGTCTGCGCACAGGCAGACTATATTGAAGCACAGGGCGGCGTTTCCTGCATGGCAGATGCGGGGAGTGTCGTTTCTGCTACAATCGGAAAATTCAGCTATCAGTCCGGTGCATCCGGCAGCACAGCGGGCAGCATGCTTTGCAGTCTTGCATACCAGTACCTGATCCCCACCGGTCTGCTGTACAGGGGGTGTATGCTGTGGTAAAACCCATCCCAAAGCGTCTGCTGATCCATACTGCAACGCTGTCAGACGTAACGGTCACTGCATTCCAGTCCGAAGCCCTGCAAACTGCTGCGGTTTTGCAGCATGTCCGCATAGAGCCTTCCACAAGGCTCGTGACCACCAAGGACAACCGGCAGATCAACCTGGCAGCGGCCCTGTTTTTTGACTGCCGCAATAGCCGTCCTGCATCCGTGCAGTTTACTGTGGGACAGCGGATCACCTTTGCCGGCGCTGTGTACCGTATTGAGACGGTAGAGCCGGTGTATGACGATGCCCGGCTGCATCATTATGAATTGGGGCTGAGCTGATGGCAGAGATCAACATCAATGTGTCCACGATTCTGGCGAAGGCGGAAAAAGCCAACGAAGCAGCTACCCATGCCATGTCCCAGCAGGCGCTGAAGGATTGCAACGTGTACTGCCCGAAGGATCAATCCGGACTGATCAACAGCAGTCTGACCAACAGTGATCTGGAAAAAGGACACCTTGTCTGGAAAACGCCCTACGCCCGGCATTTGTACTATGGCATCATCATGGTGGATCCGAAAACCGGAAAGGCGTGCTTCCCCATTGGTGACCAGCTGTATTCCCGGAAGGGGGTCAAGAAGGTCAAGAGCAATCGGGAGTTCCGGTTTGCCGGACGGGGCAGAAAGCTGTGGGCACAGGCTGCTGCCGCCCAGCACAAAGAGGACTGGAAGGCAGTCTACGAGGCGGCACTGAAAGGAGCGATGCAGAAATGATGCGAAGCATGCTGGAGGCGTTGTCCGCTTTTCTAGGTATCCCGGTGGGACAGCTGGGCACGGGTAACAGCACTGCCATGGAGCTTGCTCCTTCCGGCTCCGGAATCCGGGATCTGACGGGCGCTACGGACGGTACCCTGTCCCTGCTGATCCTGTCCAAGCACACAGACCAGGCTGCATGCATCCAGGCACTGGATACAGCGGTCAGGAGGCTGACGCAAACCCGCACGCTGCCTGCCGGCGATTGCTGGCAGATGTATGCGGCGGACACATCCACACAAACGAATTACATTGCCAAGGACGGAGATTACTGGATTTATTCCTGCATCATCTCCGTCCGCTTTATTTCAGAGGAGGGATTTATCAATGCCTGAAATTGTACTGAACTATGATTACGTCCTGCAGATCAACACCACGCCGGAGGCGGAAACCGGGACCTATGCGGACGTCAAAAAAGGATTTGACAACATTGCGGAAGCGCTCAACGAGGTAGTGGAGCAGTCCTCCTACCTGGGAGACGGCGGCTACGGATCCAGTGAGGTGACCGGCGGTCAGCTGATCCTGACGCTGACCGGTAAGCGCTATACCGGGGACCCGGCGCAGGACTACATTTTCTCGGATGCCGTGTATTACAACTGGGGCAAGGCACGCAAGACGGATGCCCGGCTGATTTGCCCGGACGGCAGCGTCATTTCTTGCCCTGTAACGCTGGCGAAGGTCACCCGCAGCGGCGGTGCGGCAAACAGCTCCACAGCCGTCAGCGTGGAGGTGCATTTCAACGGCAAGCCCGCCATCATCGACACCCGGCTTGCCAGCCTGCAGATCGGATCACTGAGCCTGGCACCGGCATTTGACCCGGATGTGCTGCAGTATACAGCCACTGCAACCAGTTCCAGCGACAGCATCACCGCAGCGGCGCAGGACAGCAATGCAACGGTTGCCATCGTCAACGGCAGTGCGTCTGTGACCAGCGGTGGCGATGCCACATGGGTATCCGGCAAGAACACCGTGAAGATCACTGTTACCAATGAGAGCTTCACACGGACGTATACAGTGATCGTCACATACAATTCGTAATCCGCCATACAGCGGCACGGAGCAGCTCTGTGCCGCTTTTTATTCAGGAGGTTTATATGGCATATCAGATCAAGAAATCAAGCAGAATCACAGAGCAGATGGAGTTTCTGGGTGAGGATAACCAGGTGGTGCTAACCATTGATGTGGATATCGATGCAGACCGGCTGTCGCAGAAGTACCGGGCAACAGAAATGCAGTTGATGGAATGCCGGGAACAGGCAAAGGGCGGCTCCGCAGAAGGCTTGCAGGCCTACGGCACGGCTGTCCTGGCGTTCTTTGACCTGGTCTTCGGGGAGGAGAACACCCAGAAGATGCTGGCATACTTCGACGGCAACTATACGGACATGTTCCTGCAGGTGACGCCGTTTATTCAGCATGTGGTGAAGCCGGCCATTGAAGCAGAGATCCTGGAAAAGCGTCAGCGCATGGCCGCAAACATGCAGCTGAACAGACGGCAGCGCCGCCGGATCGGTCTGTGATCTTCGATATTCGCCGGCCTTTGCCGGAAGAGATCGATGGCTACCCGGTTGACCTTCGGTTTCAAACCGTTTTAAACGTGTTTGAAATCATGCATAAACAGGAATTCAGCACCAACGAGAAGATACGGTTTGCCACAGCTCTGCTGTTTCCTGGCCGCAGGGTACCGCCTGTGGAAACAGTCAACAGATTGTTTGAACAGTACATCAGCACCGGAAAGAAAGGCACACACAGCACCCGATCCTTTGACTTCCTCCAGGACGGAAGCTATATCTATTCCTCATTCCGCATGGACTATGGCATTGACCTGTTTCGGGAGAAACTGCACTGGATGCAGTTTGTATCCCTGTTCCAAGGGTTATCCGAGCGCACGAAAATGCGAGAAATTATGTCCATCCGGCAGCGGAAGCTGCCCACACCGGATAAGTACAACGGGGAGCTGATCGCCAATCTGCTGGAGCTGAAAGCATACTACGCACTGGAGATCACCCAGGAGGAACGGGAACGGAATATACAGAACAGCCTTGCCAATCTGGCAAGGGCGCTGCGGGCAAAAGCGAGGTGATGACCATGCCCAACAATGACGGCGAAGTCATTTTTGACGTCCGAGCCAATCTGGAGAAGCTGCCAAAGGATCTGAACGATGCCAAAACCAGCACCAAGAAGGCGGCGGAGCAGATGGAATCGGACATTACGGACAGCATGGAGCATGCAGCCAAGGAAACCAAAATCAGCACGGGAAAGATCACGGACGCCATGGAGGATGTGGAAACCGGAGCCGTGTCTGCCGGTAAGGCAGTGGAGAAGATCGATGCTGACCCGTTGGATACACTGGGGGAGCAGTCTGTGGAAACGGGCGAATCCCTGCAGCAGGTAGCCGATTCAGCGGAATCCGCTTCCGGGCAGATCAACCAGGTTGCAGACAGCAGCAGCAAAGCCACCGGCATGATGGGCAAGCTGTCCTCTGCTGCGTCCGGAATCGGTAAGGGGCTGGGCACTGTAGCCAGTGCAGGTGCCGCCGTTGCATCTGCTGTAGGCGGTGCGGCCGTTGCCACCGGTGCATTTGCGGTGAATTCGGCGGTGGACATGGATAAGGCATTAAACGGTTTAGCGGCATCCACGGGCGCTTCCACTGACGAAATGGAAGAGTATGAGACGGTACTCAAAAAAGTGTATGCCAACAACTACGGAGAAAATTTTCAAAGCATCGCAGATACCATGGCAGTCGTAAGACAGCAGATGTCCGGTATCAGTGACACCGATATGCAAACACTTACAGAAGCTGCTTTTGCGTTTGAAGATATTTCTGGATACAGCCCTGAAGAGAGCCTCAGAGCTGCCAATTCCTTAATGAATCAATTCGGTGTAACCGCTGAAGAGGCCTATAACCTTATGGTGCAAGGGCAGCAGCAAGGTCTGGATTTCTCCGGTGAACTTCTTGACTCCATCAATGAGTACGCGCCGCAGTTTAAAAAGATGGGGTTCTCTGCTGAGGATATGTTTAACATATTCAAAAGCGGTGCGGAGAGCGGTGCATTCAATCTTGATAAAATAGGTGATGCAGTAAAAGAAAATGCAATTCGTGTTATCGATCTATCAGAATCCACCACCAATGCATTCACCGCGCTGGGACTGGACGCTTCTCAAATGGCATCGGAGTTCGGTGCTGGTGGAGAGACAGCCGAAAAAGCATTTCAAAAAGTGATGGTCGGGCTGCAATCTATAGAAGACCCTGTTAAGCGCAATCAGATCGGAACTGCGCTCTGGGGTACCATGTGGGAAGACCTTGGAGAAACAGTAATACTGAGTTCGGCAGATATGACTGATTCCTTCGACCAAACAGCTGATAGCATGAAGAAAGTCCAGGACGTCAAATACGACGACCTTGGATCCATGTTCGAGGGGCTGAAACGCAGTGTAGAAATGCTGGTGCTCCCTCTTGGTGAGGAGCTGATTCCACTGCTGTCAGATCTGATCCAGGATGCGCTGCCTGTGATCGAGGACGTGCTCCCGGATGTGATTGATCTGTTTGGGGAATTTCTGGAGCCTGTACTTGGTTTGGCAAAAGAAGCACTGCCAGCGCTGACTGATCTGCTTACAATGCTGATGGACACCACGCTGAAGCAACTCAGCGAGGATTTGCTCCCGGTACTGAAGGATGCCTTTACCACACTGAAAGAACCTCTCGAAAAGCTGATTACAGAAGCACTGCCGCCATTGATCGACCTGTTCATTTCCCTGATGCCCATGATCACAGACCTGGCTGCAACCCTGCTGCCCCCTCTGATCGATGTGTTCCTGGCGCTGCTCCCGCCCATCACGGATCTGATTGAGTCCTTACTGCCGCCGCTCATCAGTCTGTTTGAATCCATTGCGCCCATTCTGGAGGATCTTGCGCCTATCATCGGGCTTGTGGCGGAGGGTATTGGGAAAACACTTTCCGAAGCAATTGAACTGGTTATGCCCATCATCGAGAACATCATAGAAATTCTTGGCGATCTGATCGGATTTATTTCTGACGTGTTCACCGGAGACTGGGAAAGCGCATGGGATCACCTGGTTGATTACGTTAAAGCGGTGCTGAACTGGATCCCCATTACGGCAGAAACCGTGATCAACAGATTCATCGATCTGATCAACAAGATGATCAAGGGTGTGAACAAGATCACCGGGGTGATCGGCATCGAAGCCATCTCTGAAATCGATCATGTGACCCTGCCAAGATTCCATACCGGCGGTGTGGTTGACTTCAAAGGAAAATACGAAGATACCATCATCGCCAAGGACGGTGAGATGGTGCTGACCGAAGCTCAACAAAAGCGGTTGTTTGACATCGCAAACGGGTATGACTATCCCACGGGTACGGGGGGATCCGGGCAGGTCATCAACCAGTACACCACGGAAAACACAGAAATCATCAACAACAACGAATTCCATGTGCGGGACGACAGTGATATCGAACGCATCGGGGAAGAACTGGCTGCACTTCAGTCCCGGAACGATGCAGGAAGGGGGCAGTAATGCACATCACTTATAATGGGGTCACAAATACAGAGGTTGGTGCTGAGCTTGTGGGCATTGATATCCCATCCAGAGCCGGGCAGCAAGCCGAGACCCTGACCATTCCAGGCAGGGTATCTCCCCTGCTGCGTATCTACCCGCAGAGGGATGCATACAGCATCACCGTAACCCTGCGTATTCTTTACAACGAAGACCTCAGCACCGTATACAACTGGCTCAGCGGATCCGGCAGGCTGGTTTTCAGCGACACGCCGGACAGGTACTATAATGTATCCGCATGCGCCAGGATCTCCTCCAAGCGCATCGGGGCGGCCAACACCATCCGGGAAATCAAGATCAAGCTAACATGTGCCCCCTTCGCCTACGCCATCGCCAACGACCCGGTGGAGCTGACATCCTCTCCGGCGCAGTTGCAGACGATCGGCACCATGTATTCTGAGCCGCTCATCGAGCTGACCGGCACCGGGGACGTGACCCTGACAGTGAACGGTGTGACCCTGGGGATCAAGGATGTATCCGGAACCGTTTTCATTGACGTGCACACCTGCCAGGTGTACAAGCTGGAATATGGCGCAAAAACATCCATCCTCAGCGCCACCACCGGCTGGATCGAGCAGATGGTGCTGGTGCCGGATACAGAAGCAGTTAACGTCATCAGCTGGACCGGGGACGTGTCCGGCGTGAAAATCACAAAGAATGAGAGGTGGCAGTAATGGCTACAGGAACAGGCACACAAACAGACCCCTATATCGTCAGCACCCTGGCAGACCTGCGCACAGCGGCGGGCACAGCCGGGGCGTATGTGGTGATGGATCCGGATGCATCCACGAAAATCCTGGATCTGAACGGCTCCGCAACCAATCCAGTCACCCAGCGGCTGGATATCAACTGCGCAAGCCTGGCAGGGAACGGCTGGCGGATCCGGAATCTGTATTTCTCCTCCCCATCGGATCATTTCCTGGTATCCACCACCACCGCCGTCACCCAGGTCAGCGACCTGCATTTCGACAATCTGGTGTGCAATAACGGGGCAAAGTCCTTGCTGAGCATGGCGAACACCACGCTGACCGGATGCAGCTTCACCGGGGTGAAATATTTCGCAGCAGAGGCATACCTGCTGGCGGCAGGCAGCAGTACCCATAGCATGGCCTGCAAATCCTGTACCTTTGCCATGCAGGCACAGGGCAGCGGCATCCCCTACGGCATCGCCACCCGGTGTGATTTCACCGACTGTAATTTCATGCTGGATATGCCGTTCACTGTGGAGAGCGGCAGACGAGTAAATCTGTTCAGCTACAGCGGTCTGGAGGATTGCCTGATGCGGGGCAGCATCACTCTGAGCGGCACCGGCAATGGCGGACTGCTGTACATCACGGACGGGAACAAGCCCATGAAAAACAGCTTCATTGCGGTAGAGATCACCAACACATCCGAGTATACCATCGGGCTGTATCCGGTGAAAGCCACCGCCACATCCTGCATCGTGTCGGATCTGATCGGCAGCGGCATCACCTGCAACAGCGGGAGCAACATCCAGTATGTAACTGCTGCCCAGGGCAAGAGTGCGGCATACCTGAACAGCATCGGGTTCCCGGTCACGGAGGTGTGATCTATGGCGTGGACGTTAGAGCTGAACGTGAATGATGGGTATCCCCACAATGCAAACACCCGGTATGGAAATCCGGGGCTGACTTCGCCCTATCCGGATGGTATGTGGACGATCCAGCCAGGTGTGAATGACGGGTATCCACACAAGTTGGGAGTGCCCCTCCGCATCCCGGGGCTGCATCCGCCCCTGCCGGAATACGGCTGGAAAATGGACGGGGTGACCAATGACGGGTATCCGTTCAGGTATCTGGAAAAGGTGTTGGCTGTGGAGCTGCCGGATATCCAGAAGCTGCCTCGGGTCTATGCGTCCACGGACACAGAATTCACCAGCAACGGCCTTGCTATCTTGATGGCTACGTCCGGGAAGATCACCGAGGAACTGAACGGCCAGTATGAGCTGGAGATGGTACTGCCTATCCACGAAGACAGCGGCTGGCAGTATGCCATTGAGTTCAATATCATCAAAGTACAGGGGCAGCCATTCCGGATCTATTCCAAGAAGACCAGCATGACGGAGCGGACGGTGTATGCCCGGCACATTTTCTACGATTTAAACGGGTACTTCATCTTGTCTGCCCATCCAACTGATCTGAACGGGCAGGAAGCCCTGGAATGGATTATGGATCACACGTATACGTCCAGAGGGGCAGCCGAAGATGCGGATAAGCCACCGTTCAGAGTGCATTCTGATATCGCCGAGAAGAACACTGCTTATTACGAGAAAATGTCCCCAACATCTGCGCTGCTGGGGGCTGAAAACAGCTTTGTGAACCGCTGGGGCGGGGAGCTGCTGCGGGATGGGTACGACATTTACATCAACGAACGCCGGGGCAGGCAGGACGCATTCCGGCTGCGGCATGGGGTAGATATGCTGTCGGTGGAGGAATCCATAGACTGCAGCGATTACACCCCATGCATCTACTGGGAAGCGACTGTTCATGGGCAGGAGAATGCACTCCGTGGTGAAGCGGCATATCGGCAGCTGACACTGCCTGTGCAGCCTATGAAGTACCTGCATGTGACTGTTGACGAATCCATAACGGACGATGTGGAAGCCACGTTCGATGCGCTCCACCAGGTGGCGGCCTATATTGCATCCAACTGCATGCCCAGAATCAACTACCGGGTGAATGTGGCGGATCTGCGGCATATGGAGCTGTACAAGGATTTTGTGGGGCTGGCGGCATTCAATGTTGGTGATATCGGCACGGTGTATTCAGAGGAACTGGGCATCTGGACTAGCCAGCAGATCGTCAAAAGCACCATAGATGCAGTTACCGGAGAGGTGCAGTCCATTGAACTGGGCAGTCTGCGGAAGTCCATTGCATCCTTTGCTGGGCTTTCTGCATCCTCATACCAATTCGAGCAGCAAAGAAAGGAGGATGCAGCCAAGAATACATACGGGTATCTCGGAAGGCTTGGCTACACGTATGGAATGCTGAAGAACGTATCATATGCGGAATTAGCAGGAAAGGTGATGGTAAAGTATGATTGAAATTTTAGAAAAAGATCATGTTGATTTAGGGAGGCAAAAAGCAAATGCCAACTTTGAATCAGTACAGACCCACATGGACAGTCAGGAGAACCCCCACGGGGTGACGGCTGTGCAGGCGGGGGCATTACCCCTTGCCGCCTGGAGCACCGTCTGGGAAGCCGGGCAGGATCTGAACACGCTTCTGACCCCCGGCACCTACGCTGCACCCACCAACGCTATTGCAGCGGCGTGCACCAACCTGCCGGAGGGCTATACAGCATCCGGGCAAGCGTTCAAACTGATTGTTGAATACACGTCTACCGCAAACTTCATGCGCCAAACTCTGATCGGACGCACAGGTTCCATGTATGCCAGGACGTACAACGTCAGCAATGCAGCGTTCAGCAGCTGGGAGAAATACGTAATGTCCAGTGAATTGGCTGCCCTAGAGGCAAGGGTTGCGGCATTAGAGGAGGCAGGAACATGATCGAAAAATTCGCAAAACTGATCGATGTAAAATCCATCGTCACCCTGATCCTGACGGTGGTGTTTGCGGTGCTGTCCGTCACCGGCAGGCTGTCCGCAGAGCAGCTCCAGACGGCATTCACCACCGTTCTGGCATTTTACTTTGGCACCCAAAGCCGCAAAAAGGAGGACGAAAACCATGATTAAATCCTATGCAAACGCCAATAAAAGGCTGTCCGCCCACTTCCGGGCAGGAGAATTCCGCTGCAAGTGCTGTGGCAAAATCCGGGTTGACAGCACGCTGATCGGCTTCCTGGAACAACTGTATGCCGCCTTGAATTGCTCCAAGATCATCGTATCCAGTGGCTACCGATGCACCAGGCATGACAGGGCTGTGGGCGGCTCCGGTGCCGGGCGGCACACCATGGGTATGGCGGCGGATATCTGCTGCTACGGGCAGGATGGAAAGCCCATCGGGAGCAAGTATGTGGCATGCGCCGCAGAGGATCTGGGCATCAACGGGATCGGGCTGAACTGCGGCGGAAACCACGGCTACACCCACATCGACAGCCGGTCTGCCGCCGCAAAATGGTGGGGGGATGAGTCTGTCAAGGGCTATCCCAGCATCCGGCGGATCAACGGCAGCACGTCCTTCTACGCCTACTGTGGGGTATCCCGGCAGGAATGCCCCTACACAGCGCCGGATGCTACAATTCGCTACGGCAGCCGGGGTGACGGTGTGCGATGGCTCCAGTACATGCTGGATGCGGCGGGCTATGACTGCGGCAAAATTGACGGTATTGCAGGCGTGAAAACCATCGCCGCCATCCGGGCTTACCAGCAGGAGCATGGACTTGCCGTGGATGGGCTGGCAGGCAAGAAAACAGTAGCGGCGTTGAAAGGAGCAACCACATGACAGGATTTGAATTATTCACCACAGTGCTGGGGATCATCGGGACGGTCTGCGCCATCGTGTTCGGCTACATCGCATTTCACAGGAACAGCAAAAGCGATGATGAAGCGGAGGGCAAGAAGGATGGCGTACTGCTCACAGAGATCGGGTACATCAAATCCGGCGTGGATGACATCAAGCGCAAGCAGGAGAAAGAGGACGAGCGGCATGTACAGGTCGTTTCCAGGCTGACAGCGGTCGAAGCGTCCGCCAAGCAGGCGCACCACAGGCTGGATAGCCTGGAGGGGAAGATGACGGAGAAATAAAACCAGCCCCAGTGGGGTCATCCTCTGGGGCTTTATTGTATATCCTTTTGAAGCTTGGCGGTGCTAATTGCAAAAGGATATAGTAAGGCGCTATGCAAACGGATCTCGGTACACGATCTCAAACAAATTCTTTTTTCTGTTAAAAATGATCTTTTCCACAAGTGCCCGCATCGCTTGGTTTTTTAATTCCTCCGATACGGCAGCATCCTCCAGCATCTCCAAGCTGACTTGAATTCGCTTGACAATTTCTCGGCTCACCTGTTCTGGCGTGTGGTACTCAACTGTTGTGCTTTTACTCAGCTCCTCAATGCGTGCTGTGATCTTTTGCTTCTGTTCGCGGTATTCCTGGAGCGTGTCAACGCCTGCGGCATATGCCTCCTTGATCCGTTCCAGCTTCTGCTTTTCTTTTTGGAGCAGCATCGATGTCGCATCTACAGTCGGCTTTTTCTTTTTGTGCTGATTTTCCACGTTTACGCCCACGGCACCGAGCCGAAGATCCTCCTTGATCCTCTCCAAAACTGCCGTGTTTGCCTTTGCGATACTAATGGCATGCGATACATCGCATTGCCCCTTTGCGTACAGATGACACTGCAAGCTGGTGTTGCGCATAGCCATCACAAGCGTGCTGCCGCAGTTACTGCAACGCACAACGCCTTTGAGCATAAAAGGTCTCCCCTCCGTGTGGGCATGTTTTACATAAAGCCGCTTCGCTTCTTTCAGCCGCTTCTGCGTTGCATCGAATGTTTCCCGGTCTATGATGGCTTCGTGATTGCCCGGTATAACCTGCATATCCTCACGCTGGTTAAATGGATCACCGGAGGACTGACGTCCGTTCTTGCTTCTTCGGAGCATGCCTGTATAGACAGGGTTGGAAAGAATGTATTCCACCCGGCGATTGTCAAAAGGTCTCCCTTTTCTGGTGACCACTCCAAGCGCATTGAGCTCTACGGCGATCTCTCTCCGACCTGCACCGCTCAAAAAATCATGATAGATCTTTCGCACGATCTCTGCCTCGTCCGGCTGGATCACAAACACATTGTCACCCATCCGATACCCATACGGAGGCTGCGACACCACGCCGCCCCGGCTGAATTTCTCCTGCATGCCTCGCCGGACTTCTTCGGCGAGATTGATGGAGTAATATTCGTCCATGGCTTCAAGGAGCGCCTCAATTAGGATGGATGTCTTATCTTCACCGACTTGTTCTGAGATCGACACCACATCGATGCCGCACTGTTTCCGCAGCATCGACTTGTAGACAATGCTATCTTCTCGATTGCGTGCGAACCGTGAGAACTTCCACAGGAGGATCACGTCAAACGGCTTTGGCTTCGTTTTGGCAAGCCCGATCATCCGCTGGAACGCCGGGCGGTTCTCCGCATGCCGACCGCTGATACCCTCGTCCGCAAAGATCAGATCCTGCGGCAGGATCATATCGTGATCCTTTGCATACTTTTGGATTGCTTTCATCTGGCTGTCCGGTGAAAATTCAACCTGATCATCTGTCGAAACTCTGATATATGCCGCAGCAGTTTGCATATGACCTCCTCCTTATTATTTCAACTCACACGCCCGTGTAGGGCGTGACCTTTGGCGGACTTGCCCACACTGGAGAATCCGATTTCAACTCACACGCCCGTGTAGGGCGTGACAATTAGTGCAAATTTACGCCCACCCTTTTTACGGGGTGGGCGGTTGTTGTTTTACCAAGGCTTACATAATTCGCAGCGTCTATATCCTTTTGCTTCTAATTCTTCCGCTGTACCGGTATATTCTTTTATATTTGGATTGTTTGAATTCTCAACTGTGTGGCAAGTGGGGCTGTGAAATATATTTGACTTGTAATTTACCATATATACTCGTTCTGGTTCTTCTGTAGGTTCAGGTGCCTCGGTGGGTTCTTCCGTTGGTTCTTCGGTCGGCTCTTCGGTTGGCTCAACTGTTGTGGTTTCTGTCGTCACTGATTCTGAAGTTGCTTCCGGTTCTGCTGTAGTCGTGGCTCTGGTTATTTCGGCTTTCTGCCATGTCGTGGTTACGGATGCCATAGCGGTAAGTCCGCTGTCCGTCATAGAATTATTGCCACCACTGGAATTCGGCATAAACATCGACGCAATCAGCACCAAACCACAGAAGGCGCTGACGCCAATTTTCAGGTTTTGGTTCCAACTCTTCCCGTACTTCCACATAAGGTACAGCCCAACTGGAAAAAAGAAAATCAGCATCAGTATGATTCCATATGTCTGCTTATACCAAACGCTATCCGGGTCAATTGCTTTCTGCTCCTGCGTTTTTTCGTATAGCCATTTCCCGAAGATCACAGCCGCCGTGATCGGGAGAAACAAAACAGCAATCACGATACCAAAAACATTGTCGTTATTGTTATTGCTCCTCTTCCTGTTATGTCTTTTCCTCCTGCCCCCCACACTGTGGCTCACACCGACGTGAAAATTCCCGATTTTTTTACTTATTCCGAATCTTAGTCTCATAAATTTGACCTCCTTATAATATGAATTAGCACAAAGTCTGTAAATCCATTATAAGGCACGGTGGCGAAGATGTCAATAATTTTCAGCATTATTTTTTGCAAATTTCAAAAAAATCTTTGGGAGTTTGTCAAAATGGTGGTTGTTTATACAGGATGTATCATTTTCGCCACAATTACAGTGCGCTCATGAAATAAACTGCTTTTCCTAGAATATGAATCTCATTAAGCTCCTCACCAGAATATATAAACGGCTCATACTTTGGATTTTCCGGATACAGCACCAGCTTGTTCTTTTGTGGGTAGTACTGTACCCGCTTTAGTGTGGCTTCATTATCAATTATCACGGCGGCGATGTCCCCGTTATCCACCATAGGCATTTTTCGGATAAAGACAATATCCCCGTCTTGTATCCTGGCTCCGATCATGCTGTCTCCTTCTGCCATAAGGCAGAAATCAGCCCGGATGTCCATGTCCGCCATTATGAAACTTTCCCGATCCTCATCCGCAAAGATTGGCTCACCGCACGCAATTTTTCCGAGCAGGGGGAATTTTTTCAGTTTGATAGGGTGGATGTTATCAAAGTTGTCGAGCAGTGCGCCTATATCGCCAAGTCTTTCCCATCCCATTAAGTAACCTGGAGAGACGCCTAGCGCATTGGCTAATGGTTCTAGAACGGTGGTCGGGAGTTTTTCGATTTCGCTACTTTCGTAGCGGTAAATTGTTGCCCGGTTTTTCCCAATTCTTTCAGCAAGTTCATCCACACTAAGTCCTAGTTCCAGTCTTCTTGCTTTTATACGTTCACCAATTGTCATAGAATCACCTCTTACTATGATTATGAGTTCATTATACTATACTTTTCGCAAAAATGCAATGGTTTTTTGTCAATTTCAATTTTTTTCGCAGAAAGTGCGAAAACACTATTGACAAGCGAAGTGAAGTGTGCTATTATAAATTTACAGAAA